AGCCTTTAAAGGTGCAAATTACAAAAGGAGATAATGAATAGTAAATATTCATACTAGGAGATAAAACAAAATGTCAGTATCAACACTTTCAAAATTTACAGTACCACTAGCTAGTGATCAGTCATCTGCATCACAAGGCTTGTTAATGCCTAAATTACAATATCGATTTAGAGTCGTGCTTGAAAATTTTGGTATTTCAACTCCTAGATCTGAAATTACTAAACAAGTTGTTGATTGTTCAAGACCTAATCTTACTTTTGATCAAATTACACTTGAAGCATACAACTCAAGAGTGTACATGGCTGGAAAACATACATGGGATCCTATCACACTAAATGTAAGAGATGATGTTAACAACGAAGTTTCTAAACTAACTGGCGAGCAATTACAAAAACAGTTTGATTTCTTTGAACAGTCATCTGCGGCATCTGGTTCTGACTACAAGTTTACAGCAAGAATAGAAATACTAGATGGTGGTAATGGCGCAAACACTCCAACCACACTGGACACATTTGAACTGTTTGGCGCATATTTAGACAACGTACAGTATGGAACACTTGCATATGCAACTTCAGACCCTGTGCAAATTACAATGTCTATAAGATACGACAACGCAATTCAATCTCCTAGAGGCACAGGTATTGGTACAGCAGTAGCAAGAACAGTGTCAACAGCAGCTACAGGCGGCGGTATTTAAATTTAATCACCCTGTTTTTTAAAGCCATAAATATTACAAATGGCAAACTGGCGTTCTAATTTTCTTAAAACATTACTGCAAGGTGATCATCTAAAAGATTATCAACACGCGGCAAGACTGTACACAGACGATCTTTTTAGATTGTCGCCAAAAAATCAATTTTTATATCACACTGTATTCGAAATAAATCCAGAAGCAGTAGGATCTTCCTTAACAGCAACAGAAAAGCTTGAACTTGGTATGATTGTGAAACGTACTGATTTGCCACAATATTCATTTAATGTAGAACAAAAGAACCAATATAATTTTAAAAACTATATTCAAACAGGCATAACATATCAACCAGTTACAATGGAACTACATGACGACATGGGAGACGTTGCAACAGCATTTTGGAAATCATATTATCAACATTATATTGTTGATACAAACATTGATCCTATTTTGTATAACAATCAAAACTATGGACAAAATCGTTCACTGAGATGGGGAAGAGACGTTGCCAAACACAATTATTTTTTTAAGTCCATTTCAATATTCCAACTGGCAAGAAAACGTTTTACTGAATACAGAATGATGAATCCTGTAATTAATGATTGGTCCAACGGTAACATGGCACAGGATGCAGGTACTGGTGTTAATACACATTCATTCAGTATATCTTATTCTGGCGTACTGATGAGGAATGGAGCTGTAGGAGTTGACCCGCAAGGCTTTGCAACTTTTCATTACGATAAGTCACCATCGCCAAATAGAGGAGGCGGTGATAGTCTTTTCGGAGCTTTATCTGGAGCAACATCCACAGTCAGTTTATTACAGTCAGGTAACATACTAGGTGCCATATTATCAGGAGCACAAACTTATGAAAAAATAAAGTCTGGCCGTGCAACAAGAGGCACTAAGGAGGAAGTAGTAGGCGTAGTGAAAGATGTTATTACAGGCGGCTTTAACAATCTCGGAGCAACATCAAAGCCTGGAGTTGTTTTCCCTCAGAACGTTAACAAAAAATCATCCTTTGTCAATATAAGATCAAATAACAAGACGCAGTCAACAGATAAGGCAGCTACAGCATATGGAGAAGTAAACAACCAAATTGTTTTGACCCCAAGCCAAACCAAAAATTATATTAATATTGACGCCAATGCAAAACTTAAACTTGCAAAATATATTACGTTCAAAAATGATAAAAAATTAGACGTCAATGATATTGAAACTGAATGGGCCAAACTAACATCATCCGAACAACAAGCATATTTGGATGGAGCTCCTACAACAGCTCAAACTTTAACAAAACAAGGTGTGCTACAATATAGTGTCGACAAGGATACCTATAACAAAGTGCTAGAGGTACAATAATGGCCATTAAAGAAACAGATAACACAACCAAGTATACAAATTTAGCAATTGAAGATCCAAAAGGCACACAAGAGATCATACAGTTTTTATCTGGCATCACAAACGATAGATTAGAATTCAGTGCATCTGAATATGATGCAGTGGTTGGATTTTTTGAGGGGAAAGAATATGATAGACAGGCCGCAGAATCACTTGCTTACATCATCCTAAGACAGGCCAAAATCGACAATGTGCCTGTATTCCAAATTTTGCAATCGTTATCAAAAGTAGCGCCTATTACACTATCACAGTTAGTGACCGAAATATTAAACAGCAATAGATATAAAACATCTGTACTGGGATTCCGAAACGAACGCACTACCCTGGATCATATCACTAGAAACATAAAGGCATAAAATGAATCGTTGGTCTCAAGGATTGTACCAACCAAAAAATCCAAACAAGTATGTTGGCAAAAAAACACCAAAGTATAGATCCTCATGGGAATGGGCATTCATGCGATTTTGTGATAACAATCCTGCAGTAACACAGTGGGCATCAGAATCAATCCAGATTCCTTATAGACATCCACTTACAGGAAAAAATACAATTTATGTACCAGATTTTTTCATTGTGTACAATGACAAGAAGAAAAAAACAGTTGCAGAATTAATTGAAGTAAAACCAAACAATCAAGCAAAGTTTGAGTCCGTGGGCAAAAATGCACAAAATCGTGCCGCACTTGTCGTGAACAGAGCCAAATGGGAAGCTGCCAACAAATGGGCCAAACACAAAGGCATTCGTTTTAGAGTTCTCACAGAGAGTGATATCTTTAAATAATATTATGTCCAAAGATAATATAGAAGTTAATGTGCGTGAACTTTATGAAGCCATGTTGAAAGCAGTAAAATTAAAAGGATATGATAGACTGGTAAGAAAACAAAAACATGTGGCTAAACGTAAAGGTAAAATAGATCGCAGAACAGGACGTCCAGGAAAGTCAAAATGACTAAAAAACTTGAAGAAATATTTGATTTAGAAAGTTCAGATGACCAAACATCAATGACTGAAAAATTAGACAAAGAACAAGAACACAAGGACAATAATGAAGCCAATAATCTTCTTAAAACCAAATTCGATTTAGATAAAATTGATGCCGCATTGCCGCAAGTAGATGGCCTTGCTGAAGATTCTGAGATCGATCAATACGCACAAGAAGCCTTCCAAGCATATAAAGATCTAATGGATCTTGGGATGAATATTGAACCAAGATTAGCAGGAAGAATTATGGAAGTTGCATCATCAATGATGTCAAATGCAATAAATGCCAAGAATGTAAAGGTGGATAAAAAACTTAAAATGATTGAATTACAGTTAAAAAAGATGAAACTAGACCAAAATGCTCCTGAAGAAGAGGCTGTAACAGGCACGGGCACAGTAATTGCTGATCGAAATGAACTTATAAAACAAATACTTGCAAACGCAAACAAGGATAAATAACACGCATGAAAACTTTCAAAGAATATCTCACAGAAGCACAAAAAACATACATGGTGCGAATTAAAGTAGCCGGAGAATTGCCAGAAGGATTTGAATCAAATCTGAAATCATACATGGAAAAGTTCCAAACAGTTTCATTTAAAAAAGTGGCATCTACTCCAATCCAAGAACACCCACATGAATTTCCAAGACTTAAAAACATGGAAGTAACAATTTTTGATGTAGATGCAGAATATCCAATTGGTTTTCAGCAGTTGGAAGAAGTGCTAACAGCACACTTTGGAATATCACCAGATCATTTAAGGGTAAAACATCCAAATGATCAAACTGAACTGACCACAGATGAGGAAGGTGAATATGAACCAAAACTTACAGACGCAGAATATAAAGATGCTCCATCCACTGAAGAGCCTTTGTTTGGAGATGAATACAACATGTCATTATTCCAAGAGTTGATGAAAGAAAGAAAAAAAGAAGAAACATCAGAAGGCGAAGGCAAAACTGTTGAAATGCCCGAAGAAAAAGAAAATTTAAGCATACACTCAAAGGGCGAAGGACTAGTTAAAGGCACTGGCGCTTCACTCACTATACACTCCAAATAATTTTCCTTAAATATTAGTATGGCACAAAGTTTACAAGGCAACCTTACCAAACGGGCACATCAAAAGTCTAAATTCACAGAACAACAGATCCTTGAACTTAATAGATGCATGGATAAAAAAACAGGCCCATTGCATTTTTGTAAAAATTATTGCATGATACAACATCCTACTAAAGGTGCTATGAAGTTTAACATGTATGAATATCAAGAAGGTTTGGTAAAAA